CCCGAAATAATGCCGGGAAAGGGACAACGGGTTTTACACCCGCAGCCAGTCTAGTTTGCTAGGCCATTCAACTACGGCCTTCTTGGTAACTGGCAAGCCAAAGAGCCGCTTAACGGGTTCATAACCGTATGAGCGGGCACGCGGCTCGCAGCTGCTGTCATATGTGACAGCGGTGAGCACATGATCAAAGGGGTCAAAGATCCAACGGTAAACACAGCACGTGCTGGAGTGCCAGATCTTAGGAGCATCACGACCCACTTGTGTGTACATTAGCCAAGTCAAGTAGGCGAAAGAGTCGTCTTTCCTAACGATCTCCGGACGCCGAACCAAATACTTAACTAAGTACGAGCCACTCTCATAACCTCTATCGGCGAAGCACGGTTGTAACCTGCTCTCAGCTAGAGAACAAATCAAACCCAAATCACCAAGGGAAGGAGGCACAGGAGGTCTAAAGTCTTTAGGAACGCGTTTTACAAGACGTTCCCAAATAGAGCGGAACCTCACGTCACAGCCGTCTATACCGCCTTTTGCGGTCCATAGCCTAAGCCGATTCGCAAGCTGCACTCTGTACGGTACGGCAACGCCGCCACCGTCGACTCCATTGTCGATGGTAGTACCTTGTCGACAATAGAAAGGCTCAACCGAGTGCCCAGCGAAGGCCTCGATTCCACAACTTTCGAAGAACTGTCCTGCCAGGAAGCTCTTCGCGGTGTTAACTTGAAATCCAAGGACTTCCAAGTCTTTGATGATCGCCCGTGCGTACTTCTGGGGACATATAATATCATCCCCGTACACGCTGCACAGGTTCAAAGCGGATCTCGGTACCGTGGCCTTGATTAGAGACCAAAATACGAGAGTCATTAAGTTAAACGTATAACCGCACCCCATTGGCATGATATTATAAAAATGCCGAGGTTTGGTCACAGTTTCGGAGGTCCACCATTCCGGCCTTACTAGGCTAAGAAAGTGAAGCAGATCCGGGGGCAACACAAGCTCCATGTTCCGCATCGAGAACCAGCTAGAAGCTGAAGAGAGGTCAATTGTAGCAAGCCCAAGTGAATGAGCATTACTAGCTAACCACTGGTTTCTAGTTTGGTCCTTCACATCAATTCCGTCAGACTTTAACAGACGTCCCAACACCTCAGCGAGACCCAGTTGCAGATACATATTAGCAACAGGAACGCTTGATATAGTTCTATCTGTATACGCTGTCTTCGGGACCGTCATTACTTTTACACAGTCGACCACCTCGTATTCGGGTTGATCGGCGATCCAGAGCCCCTCTTTAATGACGGGGATGAACGGCAAAAGTTTAGTACTAGTTGAGGTTGGAAACCTCAATTTATCTGATAAAACAGACAGGCGACTCGCGGTAGCCGCGGCTCCCGGACCCATACGCCCTGAGGCGAGTATTTCTTCCAACACCTGAGGCGTTAGAAAAGGCTGGTCTTCCTTCATACGAAGAGTAGACGCCACTTCACACTGAAGTTGATGCCAATGAAAAATCCTTGGTTCAGGAAGCGAATCCCTAATTTCTAGGGTAGCCTCTATCTCTTTGAATAGTGCTTCGGCAACTAACTGGGTGTCTATACCAGTAGGCATCGAATTGCTTTTTACAAGCATCCTCGACACTAACCTGTCGTCTCTAAACCTATCCCAGCCCGGAACAACGCTTTTAATAGCGCCGGCCCAAACTGAGCAAGTAGTATGACAGTTGTACAGGTCATGATTGATAGGGAAGTTTTTTAGTTCCTCCCATTCATGATTCTGGATCGCCAATGATACGGCGAGTGACCGAGGTGTATTAATAACCTCG